ATATTTCTGAAGCATTTAAAACAAAAAAAAATCAATCACATTATTTAAACAATGCTATTAGAAAATATGGTGTTGAAGATTTTGTTGTTGAATTGATTGAATGTTGTGAAATAAAAGATGCAGATGAAAGAGAAATACATTACATTAAAGAACTAAACAGTTTATATCCTAATGGATATAATCTAAAACTTGGTGGAAATGTATTTACTCATAGTGATGAAAGCAAAAAACGTCTGTCAAATGGTGTATTAAATTACTACAAAAATAAAAAATTTGATAGATTTAAAGATGTCAAACATATAGATGATGACATTGATAAATATATTAAACCATTAAAAAAATATAATGAACAATATGGTTGGTATGTATATATAGATAAATGTAAAACTGATTTTGGCGGAATACATATTTCATTAGATGAAAGTAAAAATAGTGCTATTGAATTTATAAAAAAATTAAAGAATCATTTAGCAACACGACCAAATTGACGGGAAACTCCTTAGAGCCTTCACTACCACTCACTTTTGGAAACATTTGTGAGGAACTCGGTTAATTGCCGAACCCAATGGTAAAAATGTGAAGGATTGGATAATCCGCAGCCAAGCTCCTAATCTCGTTATGATAGAGAATGGAGAAGGTTCAACGACTAGACGGTTGTGGGTATTATATGATGGTCTAATCAACCTAATAATGCCTAAGGTATAGTCTATTCTTACCAGAAATGGTAAGTCATTTCCAAACGGAGATGAATTTACATATGCCTCAAGACCCAGAGGCTGAATCGGAATTAAAAAATTTAGCAGCCGTTCCATATCAAATTATTAGTCCGGCGAACAATTCGTCTATTATTGGAATTTACCAGGATTCCATGCTTGGATGTTATCGTTTTACCAGAGAAAAAATAGACTTCACACAAAAAGATGCAATGAATTTGTTAATGATGTTTAATCGCATTAATCCTCAAGCATTAAAAGAAAAAAGAAACGAACGTATTTCAAACTTCGAAATTTTATCTCAAATTATGCCACCTCTTACTTTAAAAGTTAAAAATAAACAGTTCAATAAAGATGAGGAAAAAATGGAAGATTCAAATAATATTGTTGAAATCATTGATGGAAAATATATTCGTGGACAAATGGATAAAGGAATTATTGGAGCAGGCACAAAAGGACTTATTCATAGAGTATGTAATGATTTTGGAAATATAGCATCCTCTCAATTTATCGATGATTTACAAAATATTGTAACTGAATATATGAAACAAAGCGCATTTAGTGTTGGAATTAGCGACCTAATTACTGATGCAAATACAAACTCAAAAATTATTTCTATTATTACTGAAAAGAAAACCGAAGTAAAAGATTTAATTGATCAAATTAAAATCGGCATATTTGAAAATAATTCTGGTAAAACAAATGTTGAAGAATTCGAAACCAAAATTAATAATATTCTCAGTAAAGCCCAAAATGAAGCGGGAAATGTCGCTTTAAAGGGATTAAGTAAAGAAAACCGGTTCGTAATTATGTTTAACGCGGGGTCTAAAGGTGGAGAAATTAATATTCAACAAATGACTGCATGCTTAGGTCAGCAAAATGTGGATGGAAAACGTATTCCATATGGGTTTGAACATAGAACTCTTCCCCATTATACAAAATACGATGATTCCGCAATTGCAAGAGGATTTGTTGAAAGTTCCTTTATTGATGGTTTATCTCCTCAAGAATTATTCTTCCATGCAATGGGTGGTCGTATTGGTTTAATTGATACCGCTGTAAAAACGTCCACAACTGGATATATTCAACGAAGATTAATTAAAGGACTCGAAGATTTAATGGTGAATTATGATATGACCGTTAGAACTAATAAAAATAAAATAGTTCAATTCTCTTATGGAGATGATTCCATTGATACCATTAAGGTTGAAAATCAAGAATTACCAATTATCGAAATGAGTATTCAAGATATTTATTCTCATTTTGCGGTTATTGACGAAAAAAACAAATCAAAAGCCATTTCGGGTATGTTCGTTAAATCCGCTTATTCAAGACAAAAGAAACAACAAGAAGAAATCAACCAAAAATGCGAATTTTATATTAACTTTATTGTTAATAATCGCAGTAAAATCGTTAAAAATGTATTTAATAATAAAACGGAAAACATTGTTAGAGTTCCCGTTGCATTTGCGTATATTATTCAAAATATTATCGGACAACAAGGTATTAACAAAAATTCATTAGTTGATATTACTATGCTTGAAGCATTTGATATGATTGAAAAGACTTATAAACAATTAGAACTAATAACATTTGCCCCTCCTACTGAATTATTTAAAGTATTGTATTTCTATTATTTGTCTCCTAAGGATTTATTACTTAACAAAAGATTTAATGGTAAAAGTCTTGAAATATTATTGCAAACCATTATTCTCACATATAAACGTTCTATTGTTGCACCCGGTGAAATGGTTGGAATGATTGCCGCCCAAAGCATTGGTGAGCCGACAACTCAGATGTCCAACTTATATTGTGAGCATATTAGGTGTGCCAAAATTAATAAAAAAAATGGAAAAATTTCAATGGTCTTAGAACAGATAGGTTCTTTATGTGACAAAATTATTGAAGATTATCCTCAGTTTACCTTTAATACTGGTCATGAAAATAGTGTGGAAACAATACTCGATGGATTAGAAGATGAATATTATATTATGGGAGTAGATGCCCAAGAGAAAACACATTGGAATAAAATATCTCATATTAGTCGTCATCCAACTAATGGAGATTTGGTTAAAATTGTAACAAAGAGTGGTAGAACGGTAACAACTACATTAAGCCATTCACATCTTATTCGGGATGAAATGACACAAGAAGTAAAACCTATTAGAGGTTCAGATTTAAAAGAAAAAATGCGTATTCCAGTGTGTAAATATATTCCTAATACATTTGTGAATGAAACTGTTACTATAGGTTCAGATGTAAGAAAACTAGATCATTTATTTGGATGGTTTATTGGGGCTTACTTGTCTGAAGGAAGCATTAATGGAAACTCTATATGCATTACTAATATTTCAGAACATTACATAAATAGCGTTATTAAAATTGCATCTGAATTTGGTAAAACAGTTGCTGTTAGAACTTATAATGGAGAATATGGAATATCAACCAGTTCTAGATTCAATCATAAAGATTTGGCTAAATTTATTGTAGAGACTTGCGGTAACGGTTCATTTGTTAAACGTATTCCAGACTTTGCATTTATGGCTCCAAATGAATTTAAAAGTGGATTAATTCAAGGTTATATGGATGGTGATGGAAATTTCCAATGTGACGAAGGTCATCACCAAATTAGGTCTTGTAGTAGAAGTCAACAATTATCATCAGATATTGCGTTATTTCTCAACTATTTTGGCATATTTGCATCTGTTAAAACAAATCAAACTCGAGGTTCTTCAATGTATAATGTAAATATTAGTGCTAAATATGCAAAGTTATATCAAGACAATATAAATAGCGTAGTTCATGCGGATAAATTAATGAATTTAGTAAAGTACATTGAACGTACAGATGCTCACAATTTATCAGATGAAATTGATAAAATTAATGGTCTTGGTGCTATAATTGCAAAGTGTGGAAAAACATTAATGTTGCCAGGACAAAGTCGTAATTATGGACGTTGGGCAAAGAAAGATGCTATTGGACGTAGAACATTACAAAAATATATTGAAATATTTGAAAATCATCCAGATAGTATTAAGATATTAGATGAATTAAATATATTGAGACAAGCATCTAATTCAGACGTAGTATGGGATGAGATAGTTCATATTGAGATTATTCCGGGTGACAGTAATGAATATGTTTATGATTTCACGGTTCCAGCCAATCAAACTTTTATGTTGGATAGTGGAATTATTGTACATAATACTTTAAATACATTTCATTTAGCGGGTGTTGGCTCAAAGTCAAATGTTACTCGTGGTGTGCCAAGAATTGAAGAAATATTGTCTTTATCCGCATCTATTAAAAATCCATCACTAACCATTTATCTAAGAGAAGATGAACAAACAGATAAAGATAAAGCAAATTCTATTCAATATATGATAGAACATACTAAATTATCTGAAATAGTAACAAGTGTATCTATCTGCTTTGATCCGGATGATTTAAATACATTAATTGAAGAAGATAAATTAACAATGTCTCAATATCGTGATTTTGAAAATATGATTGATGAATGTCAAAATATGGATAATTCGACTGAAGAAACGGAAAAATCCAAGTGGATAATTCGAATGGAAATGGACCCGGAAGTTATGTTAGAAAAAAATATTACGATGGATGATGTAAATTTCACATTAAATAATATATATAAAGACGAAATATCTTGTGTATATTCAGACTATAATTCTGATAAATTGGTATTTCGAATTCGTATGAATGAGGTTTTAAAAAATGCATCCAATAAAAGTAATAAGAAGACAAAAGTAAATCCTCTTGATCAATCAGATAAAATTTATATTTTAAAGAATTTCCAAGATCAATTATTAGATGGGGTTGTTTTGAGAGGTGTTAAAAATATTGAAAAGGTCATACTTAGAAAATTAAAAAATAATTTAGTTGAAAAGGGAGGTGCTTATATTAAAGAAGATATTTGGGTATTAGATACTATTGGTTCAAATTTGTTAGAAGTATTAAGTCTGGATTATATTGATCCAGTAAGAACTACTAGTAATGATATTGTAGAAATATTTGATGTATTAGGCATTGAAGCGGCCAGACAAGCGATTTACAATGAATTATCAGAAGTATTGGAATTTGATGGTTCATATGTTAATGCGCATCATATGGCTTTACTATGTGATAGAATGACATTTACTAGTAAACTGATATCAATATTTAGACATGGAATTAATAATGATGATATTGGCCCAATAGCCAAGGCTTCTTTTGAAGAAACCCCAGAAATGTTTTTAAAGGCGGCAAGACATGCAGAATTAGATACGTTAAGAGGAATATCTGCAAATGTAATGTGTGGACAAGAAGGTTTATTTGGAACAGCTGTCTTTCAAGTAGTATTAGATATTAAT